TTCGACTTCGTCACGCCGTCCTTGACGCAGGCCCGCCAGTTCTTGGCGTTCATCGTCTTGCATTCCCAGAGCGCGGGAACGGCGAGATCGAAACCCACAGGGCCAGCAGCGATGATGCCGTCGACATGGCCCCGGATGCGCCCGCCTGCGACCGAAAAGCCGAACTGCCCGCCATCGGGCCGGTTGCCCTTCCGGGTGTAGAGATCAAACCCCGCGCCGCGCAGCCAGGCGACGGCCAGGTCTTCAAGCGCATGGCCGATGGCAAAGATGCGCAGTGACTGGCCGCTGAAGTCTTGGCCCTCGTCCTTCGGGGTGGCCGTGAATTCAAACTGAAGGGCGCGCTCGCAGGCGTGGCCAAGGCGTGACCCGCCAAGATAGTCGCGGGGCGTGCGGGTCGCCTGATCGCCGGTCAGGGCGCAATCGACGGCGTCGTTGACCCGGTCGGCGAAGCTGGGGCGACGATTGTAATCGAGGGTCAAAACGGCACCTCCGGCGCATTGGCTTTGGCGATGTCGGACATGGCCTCGCGGAAGCCTTCGACCGCTTCCTCGATCAGGGCGCGCACCTGCGCCTCGGTCAGACCGGCCAGCGGGGTGGCCCAGCCGATCTCGTCCATCAGCAAAGCGACGCGTTTCATGGTGGCAGCGATGGCGGCCCGTTCTTCATCGGTCAGGTCAACCATGGCCACACGCTCCCGCGCCAAACGCGTCCAGTAGCCTTGGCAGGACATCGAGCAGAACCAGACCGATGGCCGGGGCCGCTTCGATCGGACCGGATCGAACCAGCCAAAGCCATGGCTGGGTTGCCGGCAGAAAGCACAGAGCGTTCCACGCGGATGCCATAGCCGACGCCGGTCCTCGGCCGTGATGATGGTGATGGAGGCCATGGGTCATGCCGCCCTCCGTTCGGGGCTGGCCGCGTTGTCGATCAACTGGCGGATGGCGCGCTTGTTGAAGCCGAAGGTCATCAGAGCCGAGGCGCGATAGCGCGTCAGACCGAAGTCATGGCGGCATTCGGGCGGCAGATACTGGAGCTGCTTTTCGGTCGGCGGCTGGCGGAGCCAGGAACGGGTCTTGAAGGCACTTTCATCGGTTTCATGGGTGTTCAGCCAGTCGTCGGCCTGCGCGAGGCAGACGGTGCGTTCGCCAACACCCAGCAGATGCGGGCGTTCGTTCTTGCCGCCGCCCACGGCGTACCAGACCCCATCCAACCAGAAGATGCCGCCCCAGGCGGTGAAGCCGGTTGCCATCATCGCGTCATCGGTGCCGAAAAGGTCGACCCATGCGAAGCTGGACCGTTTCAGCAGGTCGATCTCGGTCATGATGAAACCCGACAGCGGGGCCGTGCCGCCGCCTTCGCCGCCGTCTTCATCTTCCCTCGGGAAAACCTCGCCACAGAGCGGGCATTCCGTGGCGGCCAGAGGGATTTCGGCGCCGCAGCCGGGGCAGGATTTGGTCGGGGCCTCGCCAGCCTCGGTCTTGCCCTCCAGATTGACATCCTGTTCCAGTGTGCCGTGGATCAGGCTGGAAGTGCCGAAGTCCAGCACCACGCAGTCGGTTTTCACGATGCCGGGGTGCTCTTCCGGATCCACGATGCGCAGGCCACGCCCGACCATCTGGATCATGGTGGACTTGTAGGAACTGGGGCGCAGCAGCACGACACAGGAGGTGGGCGGGTGATCCCAGCCCTCGGTCAGCACCGCCACATTGACGATGACGCGGATGTTGCCCGCCGCATAGTCGGCAAGGATGGCCTTGCGGGTGTCGGACGGCAGATCGCCGTGGATCAGCGCCGCCGTGATCCCCGCCGCGCGGAAGGCTTCGGTGACGTGTTCGGCATGGGCGACCGTGGAACAGAAGATGACGGTCTGCCGATCACCCGCCTTTTCCTTCCAGTGGCGGATCACCTCATCGGTGACTGGCGCACGGTCCATGATGCCCGCTACTTCGGCCATGTCGAAATCCGACAGGGTCTTGCGGACGGACCGCAACTCGTCCTGCACGCCCACGTCGATGACAAAGGTGCGGGGCGGCACCAGATGGCCCGAGGCGATCAGCTCGCCCAGACGCACCTGGTCAGCGACATTGTCGAAGACGTCGCGCAGCCCTTTCTTGTCGCCCCGGTTGGGCGTGGCGGTGACCCCGAAGATGCGGGCATCGGGATTGGCGTCGCGCACCCGGTCAATGATGCGGCGATAGCTGTCGGCAACGGCATGGTGCGCTTCGTCGATCACCAGCAGGTCAAGACGCGGCATGTCGGCCAGGTTCGAGGTCCGTGCCAACGTCGGCACCATGGCGAAGGCGACCTGACCACCCCAGGATTTCTCCGTGGCATCGATCACCGAGGTGGAAATCCCCGGCACAACGCGCTGGAACTTGGCGCGGTTCTGGGCGGTCAGTTCGTCGCGATGGGCCAGCACGCAGGCCTTGGCGCCATCACCGATCATTTCGCCGGTGACCGCCGACAGCATGATGGTCTTTCCCGCACCGGTGGGTGCCACGCCCAGCGTGTTGCCGCGGGAAGCGAGCGCAGCCACACTGCGCTCGACGAAAGTTTTCTGGCGGGGGCGCAGACGCATGGCCGATCCCCCTTACTGCGCCCAGCTCGGCCGCCCGGCATTGCCGGGGGCGGAGGCGGGCTGACTGGGACGGGCGGCGGTGGTCGTCTGCTGCGGGGCATATCCCTGCGGGGCCGTGGTGCCGATCGGCAAGGCGGCCGTCCCCATCAGGGCGGCATAGTCGCGGTGGTCGGGGGTCACAGCACCCCGCACCTCATTCTTGTCATCGCCGTTGGTGTCCTGGCCGATGTCGATCCGGGCCACGAATTCCAGGCCGTCCAGATCGCCGAACCCGTTGATGCGGCGGCGGGCCTGCGCTTCGGGCGAGTTGTCCTTGTCGGAAATACCGCGCGCCGAGTTCAGGATGCCGCGGATCAGGCTGCGGCCCATGTTGGCCCAATCCGGACCCTTCGGGCTGTAGAGGCCGATCAGCGACCAGATCTTGCGGCGCGCATAGGGCCCGTCGACCACCGTGTATTCGGCGTCGAGATAGACCGCACCGGTCGCGGCGCGCTTGGCGAAGCCGCCAGTCCAGCCCTGCGACGGATCATCAAAACCGCCGGGGCGGATGGTCAGGCGCACCTTGGCAAGCGTGCCCTTGGGGATGACGTTGGTGTTCGATTGGGCAGAGTTGAAGTCGTTCCAGATACCGGACATGGCACGGTTCCTTTCAGTTGGATGTCAGGACGCGCGGCGGCGTCAAACGGGAAAAGCCATCGTGGGGCACGGATCGGGACATCGGGCGTGGCGAGGTGCGATCAGCCATTGACCGGCACCTCCCCAGCGGCAGGATCGGCCGACGTGACGGCCGGATAACTCAGGCGTTCCATTGCCGGGCGGATCGGGCTCTGGATCTTGGCCATCAGCCGCCCGAGGTGCGGTTCCTCGACCATGGCCAGACGCCCTGAACGATCCTTGGCCGGGTAGCCCCAGGGGTTCAGCGTCTGGCAGACGAAGGTGCGCTGGGGCTGGCCATTGGCATCGGCGATGTCGGCCATGGTGATCACCTGATCGACGATCCCTGGGAGCTCCAGGCCGGTCTTCGCCCCGTCGATCTGCGGCTGAAAGACCTTGCGATTGAAGTCGTCCAGCTTCTCGTCGAGGATGCCCACGAACCAGACATGCTTGCCCCGCGCGTGCTGCAGGTGGGTCAACCACGCGATCATCTCGCGGCCATGGAGCCCGTATGCTCCCCGGATATCCGGCTTGCCGGTCTTGTCCGAGAAGGCTTCGGGCTGACCCCGGCACCACTGAAAGCAAAGCCGACCCGCCACGGTAATGCTGTCGATGAAGACCGTCTCGTAACGGTCCACCACCGCCGGATCGCCAAACCGCCCGCAGACTTCGTCGAAATGCGCGTGGCTGTAGGGCTGGTCCTCCCGCAGCGCCGGGTTCGGCCCGCCGATGAACACGGCGAAGTCGCGGCATTCCTTCCAGGTGCGGGGCCGCAGCGTGTCGCCATCCCAGCCCTCGACCGCCAGATCCCCGGCTTCGAGATCCATGAACAAGGTGGTCGAGGCGTTCAGCGTCCACAGGAGGCTGGTCTTGCCGATGCCCGACCGGCCGAAGATGCAGCCCTTGATGCCTTTGCGCTGCGCCAGCCGTTCATCGGCGCTGATGATCGGGAGGGCCATCAGGGCTTCTCCCGCTTCAGGGCAGCGGCGGCGGCACGGTCAGTCCCGATGGCACCTGCTTCACGAGCAAGATTGTGGAGGCGCTTCAGTGCGGATGCCCGTCCGAGGGCTGCCGAGCTTTCCCGTTCCGCCGCGACGATCGCAAAGGCGATGTCGTCGACGGTTGCCTCCATCACGGGCAGCGGCTCCCTCGCGGGCTCGCTCGGATGCTTCGGAAAACTGACGGTTTCCGGCAGTTCGTCGAGGGCGTAGTGCGACTTGCGAAGACGGGTGATGTCGTCCGGTTGGTCCGGCATGTCTGTTCTCCATGGGATGAGGTGATTGAAGAGGCGCATCAGGTGACCTCCGGGATGTCGGGAACCGGATCGCTGACGAAGATCGCCAGCAGCGGCGTGCCGTCGGCGTGGGTGCCGGCGTCTTCGATCTGGTAGTTGCGGTGCGCCTCGAAGACCTCGGTCAGTTCCCAGCGCCGGTAGAGGCCGGGGATCCGTTTGAGGTCCGTGGGCGAAAGGTCGGCAATGCTGTTCATGCGTGTCGGCTTTCGGTTGGAGGGAGACGCGCGGTGGCGTCTGAATGGGAAAAGCCACCGAGGTGTCCGGATCGGGACATCGGGGTCAGTGGATTTTCTTGAGGGCGTCGCGCAGCCGCTGGGTGGCGCGCTGGTAGCGCTTGCGCGCCGCCGCCTCGGACAGGCCAAGTTCGACGCCAGCTTCAGCTTGGCTGAAGCCTTCGACCGCCACGCGGATCACCAGGATTGCATCTGCACCGAGCAGCAGCCGAAGATCGCGAAGCAGTTGCGCCTCGCTGATCGCCGCTTCTCCTGAACCATCTTCGGCGGCGACCTCGTCAGGCTCGGTTTCGCTGCGCAGGCTTTGGCGACCGGCGTCCCGCTGATTGGCGCGCAGGATATCCCGCTCGACGTTGCGCAGGATGGTGGCCGCAATCCAGTTGACCCGTTGCAGGTCCAGACCGCGGATTGCTTCAGTGGTGCGGCCAAGGATGTCGGCGGCAATTTCATCGCCGGT